TTTGCTGGTTATGGCTTTGCGTTCAATGAAGGACGATGAAGATGATGAAGATGTCAGACACTTGTTGAACTATGGACTAAACCTTTCATCGCGTATAGAGAATGACTTGAAGTTCTTTGGTAACGTCGGGTCACAGCGAAGAATTATGCAAGACGTTCTGCCCATCTTGAAAATAGCAGAAGATGTAGAGAAGTTTGGAGATGCAGTAGTAGACACCATGATGGGTGAGGGCACTGTCCCGACTGGAGTATATGCAGGTGAGTCAAAGCTTTGGCTACATGGAAGTAAGTTGGTGCCGCATACAGAGGCCCCAATGCGTGTAATTCGTAACCTCCGTCAAGAAATGTAACTATGCGTTATATCTATGCTCTTCTTTGTCTTTTACTCTGTTCTCAAACTTGGAGTCAAACCTGTGACTTGGTTTTAGCGGGGTATACACCTTCTGCTGAGCCAAATGGCATACATCAGTTTGTAGTACAGTTTCTAAACGCTGAAAACTGCGGCTGTAACGAGTACACACTACAGGATGGGAATAACTGTGAAAGTTCGGTTAATGACGATATCCAAAACAATGAGTCAGTTACTCATTTGGTATTTGCCTTACACTATATCGATGAGGTTACTGGTGAAGACCTAGGTGAGAATACAGATTGCACCCTTGCCAACAACCATCCAGGTTGGTCGTGGGGTTTTGTAGCAACCGGTCCACCTGGCGGGTGGGAGTCAGGCAGCGCAACTACAATAGGTATCAACCCTCCGTATTCGTGGGAGTGTGTCTTGAATAATCCTATAGAAGGGTACTGCTGGGAGGTGGTTATCTGGCAAATCAACGGAAGCCAAACAGCTACCTACGAAGACTTCCCTGATACGGGATGGTCTGCTGGCAATAACTACAATGGAACGCAGATGTATCCGGATATTGACTTGAGCAATAATAGAATTGCATGGTGTCCAGATCCGGTAGTGACAGACACAGTATATGTCTATGAAACAGATACTGTGTTTGTAGAGCTACCTCCAGATACAATTACAGAGCTGTTAGAGGTAGTAACGTTT